CTTGCGTCTGTAACAAATTATTTCTTAAAAAACTTCCCACGCTAGTACGACGTTTGGAAAGTATAGTTCCATTGTTATTAGATTCTCGGTAATACCAAAGAGATATAGCATAATCATCGCCTAACTTAAAATTCCATTCTGGTTTGTTCGGTATTCGTATATATCCATCTGAATACATTCGTGCAGAATTGCCCCATTGGCGACTTAGACTTTCGCTTGGTAAATTGTAACTAGGAGTAATCCAGACGTTTTTAGAAGTAACCGATACATTTTGTACCGGTGTATATGCCATTACTTTATTAATTCCGCCCGTGTCTTGTGTAGAAATAGTTCCGTCGTAGTAATTAGATTCAAATGTCATGTTATTGAATCCTAAATAAAGTAACTCGTTTGAAATAGAACTGCTTAACGCCGAGTCAATTAAATTTCCTTTTCCATCATCATACAATGACATAGAAACATTGTTTAATTGCGAGTTTTGCAATCGAATTTTTACCGACCCGGGTTTAATAGCCTCCCCAAACTTTTTTTGTGGTATAGAAATTACCGAGGCTTCGTCAAATAACGTACGTACAATTTTTGAATGATCTTGATAACCAAACGTTTCAGCTGGTTTTCCGGCTCGTTTATAATATAAATGATTTATACTATACCAAATCATCGAAGCCTCTTGATCGTTTGCGATATTAATTAGATACGATCCGGTATCTAAATTAGTTTGATACGAATCTAAAGTAACTTTTTTTCCGGAATATAAATTGTAATTCGGTTTTATCGCGACTAATCGATCCAACCCATCAGTAACCAAACTACCTGTATCAGTATATCTCCAAGACTTATACGCTTTAAACGGCGTAATCGTTTGATCTTCGCTACTAATTTTTTTAAATACGCCTGGTTTCCCCATATAGTAAAAAGGCTCTTTAATATAAATATCAAAGAGCCTTGATTAATGTATTTTAAACATCAAAAATCTAGCTTAACTTTCACCAGCGATTCGTTATTAAATGATTTTTGTATAGGTTTAGAAAGTTTAGCAATAGCTAATAATTCTTGGCGATCGTTATACAAGCCGACAGAAGTAATATATACTTTAGGATCTCCGATAAATGTTGGCTGAGCAAATTCGCCTACTGACCCAGTTACAAACGTTGGATTATTTGAGAAATTATATTCAGCATTTAAAATCCTCACGAAGTAATGTGTTGATGTAACTGTTTCTTCGTTACGCGCTTGTATTGCATTAGTCGTGCGATTAATTGAAAATGCACCGGAAATAGAAGTATAAAGTTTCCAAGCATTGTCTCCAGCAACATTCGATCCGGTTACTGTATTAAACGAAGCTGAAAGATTTAATGTATTTGCATTTAATACTATAATTCCTAAATCTGGGTATGCAAGACCGTAATAATGCGGAGCACTAGAATTATAAATTCCTGAAGTAATAGAACCAGATACTACATTGAATACTCGTCCGGAAACTGCTGATAAATTTGCGGTAGTAACTGTTTGAGCGGTATCACCTGAATCGTCGATAAGAGTAACTACTTTATTTGAAGAAGAGACTTGAACATTTGATCCGGTAAATACATTATTAGCGTACGCTGACCCACTTAGTTCAGCCAAAGTAATTTGCCAATTTCCGGGGTCTAATCTATCTTTTAATCTCGCACGATTGAAATTTACTACGTATATCGAGTCTGAAGAAGTTCCATCTTCAAAAGTAAATGTAGTATCGCCAGGATTTAAGAGCAGTAATCGATATTGCGAATATATAGCGCGAGTCGGAGAATCGTTAAGCTGACCCGCTGCAGATGAACCTGATCCTAAACGATGCCCATATGCAATTGAAAATTGTGGTTCGGAAGTCGATGTAGTTGAATCATATAATTCGTAATAATATGACTTCGAGCCGCTAGATTGTGCTGAACTCGTATATGCAAAAGACATTGAAGCTGCGTTATTTGTAAACAATCCGGTAGTTACATACGTCTTTTGATTTTCAATTACATCTGTAGCAAAATCGAATTGTGTAAATATTCTACCATTTGCAGCCAAAGTTCGCTGACGATTTCTTTCTTGTATAATTTGATCTGCTAGCGCAACTGCTCTCGCTTGAATATCTGCTTCAATAGCAGCTTCATCTAATATAGGGCCGCGCGACATAGCGGGTGCGTTAAACGTACTAGTATTAGTTGAAGTACCAGAGCTCATCATTACAGGTCCGCTAGCATTCCCGGGGTCTCTTGGATCGTAAGTTCTGGTTTGTTCATCCGAACTATTCGTTCCCAATGCAGTGCCGCTACTTGCTCTATTTCTATTTATACTTGCCATATTATTAATTATATTTTATTATTGAGCGTTAGTAATTGGAGTATTTAATGCAGTAGCCAACACTGTACGAGTCACTGTTAAATTAATAGTAGCACGGCCACCAGTTTCATTTCCGATAATGGTAATAGTGGCAGTCGCATCTGAAACGAGTTGCTGTCTAGCAGTCACTGTAAATTCAAATCCTGTTACGGCAACTGTTTGAGCTGCTTCAGAGTCTCCAATAAATCTAGGTAATGTAGGACTTACGCCTGCAGTCACAGGCCTTAATACACTGATTGATGCTACGTCTGAATTTGAGAGAATCGCTGTATATCCTAAAGTAGCATTGCCAGCGGTAAAATTGATTGTTGTCGGCGTAATGTTAGCAGTTTGACCAGGAGTGGATAAAGTAATAGATGTTTGTCCTACTGTAATTACTGGAATCCTTGCTGTTCTTCTAGGCAAAGTAACTAGTTTATAATGCATGGTATTAGTTTCATCTGGAATAGCTTCTACCAATGGCATATTTTCTATAATAATTCCATAGTAATTAGATCCTAGCGGATGCGCCGGGTTCCATAAGTCATAATCAATTTCATCGTCTGACAATGCAAATTGCGTGATTCTAAACTCGTTTCGGCCTCGCGCTAATAGCTCTCGGCCTTTTTTAGTTAAAATTGCGTCAACAGTAATTTCACTGTTATTAAGATATCCCATAATAGTTTACTTTAATATAAATATAATCTAGGCAAATTTTTATATAGATCTTCTACGAACTCCGGTAGTAGCTTGATCGATAGTCGTTAACTGATTGTTTGAAAACACAATCCTGTTTGGATTGACCTGTGTAACGCGTACTACCGGGCCACCGTCAATTGTATTTGGAGAATCAATATTAATACCCGGAGCGGTTAACCTACTGCCTCGATATCGATGATTTTGAATTCCTATAGAAGCGTTATCTCCGATGTGATATGATTGAACATCTGCATTTCTGCTGTATAAAACTCGCAAATTTCGTATAACAACATTTCCAGTTGTAGAATTTCCAATTTTTAAGACATTATTCGGGTCAACGCCAAAAAATCCAGACAGCGAAAAATCATATGGAAGTGTTACTGTACTAGGTATTGAAAGAAGCGTTTGTTCCGCATTGTATATGTATACAGTATTAGAAGTAGTTCCAGGAGTCATAGTAACAATGGTTCCTAAAATTATATAGTTAGGCCCAGGCGTAAAAAGTATATTATCTGTTGCGTTGCCGGCAATAATTGTTGTTTCAGCCGAGTTAGCTGCCGAACCAGTATACCAATATACTTCATTGAAGTTTGTATTGTCTACGTATGTATTATAAGTTCTAGAATTAAAAACAAGAGTTTGTATTGGTTGATATGAACCGCTTTCTTCAACTACATAACGACCAATTCTTCGATTTTGCGACCACTCGTTAGGAAGTCGATTAACGTTAGTTAAATTTTCAATAGCACCCGCATTTGTCTCGTATTCAGATTCAAGAGTAAAATTTAAATCAATTACAGATGAAAGGTCTGTGCTAAATTCAGAAATAATTTCTGGAGAAGTGTCGCCTAAATCAGCTACGAGTGAAACGTGACTTCCTGTTGGCTGAACTATTAAGTTAGCATCTATACTAACAGTTTTAGTTAAATTTTCAATATCTGGCTTGTTAAGCAATTTTACTTTGCTTCGCTCTAATACATTTGGCTCTACAGTTAACCCAGTAATTACATTAACGCGTTGCGGGAGAAGCTTTTTAATGTATTTGAAAAGTGTAAAGTCGTAAATTTCTAACGCGCGAAAATATGCTTCAAAATCGTTTCGATTATCGTATTTTTTCCAATAATTTTTTGCGAATGAAGTTAAATCTGAATATCGGCTATTGTACAAATCTCCCGGATTTCCTATGTAATCATCAATTTCGAAATATCCTAGCTGGTTGAAAATGTCTTCATTAATTGCAGTCTGTGGAGAAAAATAGATACCTATTCGATTTGAATCTAGCGAGTATCTATCAAATGAAGATTTTTCAATTCTAGAATTAATATTTAATCGGCTATTAGGATCTAAACTAGACGACTCGATTCGTACTTTATTAGTAAATAGCGTTGTCGCTCCTAGCGAAGGAGAAGGAGTGTAATACGTCTCTTCAAATCCTTCGAAATTAATAGAAGCTGTGTTAGCATATCCAATAAAATAAATCGAACCTGAATTTATGCTTTGATTTGGATGTACTGATTTTTGATAAAATGTGCTTCCGGTCGAATATATCCGTTTTTCAGATAAAGTAAATCTTTGAAGTAAATGATTATATGGCGCGGCCGCTTCTTCCCCGGTTGACAGTGCATATCGATCTACATTAAATGTATATGTCGAAGGAGACGACGCATGTTCTTCTATAGAAGAATTTATGAGCGAACCAGACCAAAAACGAATTTCTTGAAAATGCCCATTAAATTTATTTGACGCCGATGCAAAATAAATGTTTTGTTGAAAAATTGTTTGTCCTGAACCGGTTGCAAAGGAAGCGGAATGTAAATAAATGGTATTGCCGTACAGCGATTTTGCGACTCGCAAGGAACCTGATCCATTTGATGTATTTATAACAACCTGTTGCCAACTGTTGTCGAAAATTTCTAAATTGGAAATAGACCCGGATTTTCCATTAATTGAAAGTGTTATCGTACCTTCGTTATCGTCAGCAGTTTCTTTTGTCAACGTTAACGAACTTCCTGATGTATGGAATATGGTATATGGTGTATTAACTCCATATGTAAAGTTATTATCTGTCTTAAATCTAAATTCTAAAGTGTCTGGATATACTGTATTTCCTGCTGAATTTAAGAATGACTGTGACGGTATAAATAGGCTTCCTGACGGTGAATACCAGGCATAATGAAATACATCATGTACATATTCCGGGAAATGATCTAAGTCTGTAAAAGTTGTTGGCCCGCCATATTCTTTTATAGTTAAAATTGTGGAAGGAATTCCAAAACAGGTTAAAAGAGCTTTAATCGATCGAGAAGTGCCTTTTGTTTTTAAGATGTATGGAAGATTGTTAACAATTCTGCGCCAAATTTCTTTAGTATGGTCTCCGTCAGGAATAGAAGATATTCCCCCATTGTTTGTTTGAAGTGCAGAACCAGAAGCGTCAGTACCTAAAGAATATCTCCATAATTCTGATGTTGATCGTCCATTTAACAGTTTGAATCCCATTGATTCTGCTACATGATATAGCAAATCATTTGGCATACCATCTTTTGGGTGTTCTTCTCGAGTTTTTAGTGAAGTTAAGTTTTTTATGTAGCTCCAAAGAAAGTCAAAATGTTGAGCTATCATATTAACGAATAAACTAAACTCTTCAGAAGTATCTCGTATATGACCTGGTATAGTATTTATTAAAGCATGTATATTGAATCGATCGTAAATCTGAGCTTTTTCTAGTAAATCATTGTAATATGAAATTCCTTCTTCTGAAGTCGTTAACGACAAATTTCCGAAATAACCATACGGATCAGGGTTTCCAGTTGATAACCAAGTGCTTGAGTATGTACTCCATGTTGACCATACAGTTTGCCAAGTTAATTCATCTCCATTAACTTTTGGCCAAGGATCTATCGATCCGGTACCGCTATCATAATTTGTGTATAATTTACTTCCGCTTGATTCAAAAAATAGGTACTTTTCAAAGTCATCAAGTCCGCTTACTACTCTGTTTCGATTAGTAAATAAATCAGTTAAGTTATTTCCTGTAATGTCTCCGCCATTAACGCCTGAAACTATTCGTATACGACTATTATAATATTCGATTAATTCTAATTTATATTTGAAATTTTTAACTCGCTCGACAGCCGAACTAAAGTGCACAAACTCTGCAAAATTTCGATAATTAACATTTAATTTAATTCCGGATAAACTTCCAGAAAATTTTGCATCGATTAGTTGCTGCGAAGTTTGTAAATTTTCGGATAATAAATCATTCCAAGATTTAAATGTTGTAGAAATTGAAAAACCATCAAATTCATCTAAATCGAAATTTGGAGGAGCTAAATTAGTTACTGGAATTGGCTCTGCTTTAGGAACAATAGTAACATTGTCGATAACCGAAGGAATAATTTCTTCAGAAATCCAAAGCTTTGATTTTTCACCGAATTGTACCGGTAATGGCTCATATAATTTAACAATGATTTCAGGAAAATCTAAAGAACCTGTGAATCGAACATTAACGATTTGATACGTTTCGTTAAATCCAAAGTTTAATACAAATGAATCGAAAATGTCATTTTCACTAAATGCAAGCCATTTATCTTTAAACGTTTGAAGCTGTGATAACAGCCGAGGGCTGTTACCTGATAACTGTAAACGAATTTCTCGTCTGCTAGGAGAAATTTCTTTTATCCAAAGTTTTTCAGAATCGTATGAGCCTATTACATTTTCGAATAAATTATAAAGTACTTTGTAAGTACCTCTTTGAAATCCTAAAGTATCTAATTCAGTGATTGTATCAACTGATATATATTGGTATGATAAAAGGTCGGAATTTTCATAATTTCTTTCAATACTATATAAAGTACGATGATTTCCTTGTAAATATGTCCCTTCAGTCGTATATACATGTAATTCTAAATTAGGATTTGAACCTGATTTAAATGTTACTGAAAAATTACGCGTATCTAGAAGGTCGGAATCGTTTGATTCAAGCCTTCTAGGCCGAACGGTTCCAAAAGTATTTAAAATTTCTGTATTATTAGTGTATCCCGGAAACATTGTACAATTTAATATAATTATTTACAATGTATATTCTAGACTATTATTTACCGAACGAAGACCATTTAGGCATTAAATTGTCGTATAAAGTTAAATATCCGTTGTCGTCTAGTACAAGCCGAGAACTTAAACTTAAATTTTGTTTTCCAGTGCTAAATGTAGTAATCCATTCACCCGGATCAACTGTAGTAACATTTTCTGTAGTAGTTGTAGTAGTTGTAGTAGTTCCTTGCCCTGGCTGCGGTTGATTTCTGGTACGGCCGGCTCCTACTCGAATAGCCCCTGATCTAGGATTGGCAGCATTGCCTGTAGGCGATGTATTGCCAAAAACCGCGGCTTCTTGATTTCCAATATCCGAAGTACTTGTTGGCATTGTTTGAACGACTGCTAATTCACTTTCCGATGAAGGCAGCGAGCCGCCATATACTTTTAATGCCAATGCCGCTAGTGTGGGCTGTCCAGCCGGCACTAAATTTCTACCAAATGTATTTAATCGCGTCATTGGAGTACCGGGAATTGACTGTCCTCTACTATCAAACGTTCCCAGCCAAATATACAATACTCCATTTTGGTCAATTTTAGCAATGGCTTTTCTGTTTTTTGACAATAAACGGTCTTGCACCACAGGATATCCAGGCGCGCCAAGTGCACCCGTTCTGTCTGAAAATAAAACTGAATTTGCTGTCAATGTGTCGGGTACTTCATTTTCAGGTACAATATTATTTTGTACAATATTAAGCTGTACACGCAGTGTTTCTATTTCATTATTAAGTGAATTAATAGTGTCTTGATTAACATCTTGTTCTGCTAATAGAACTGCTAATTGTTCATTGAGCAAGTCAATATTATTACGAAGTGCAATTGTCGGATCAATTATTTCCTCTACAAATTCTTTAAACTCAATGTCAATAATTTGATTAAATTTGCTTTGACTAACTTTGCTAGTACTTAAACTTATTAATTTTCTAGAAGTTGAAAAATCAGAATTTTTATCTAAAATTAAAGTCCCTGCCTCGTTAAATGAATATGAAGTGTACTTTTCAGAATTTACTGCATTTATATCAATTCGACCAGAAAATACTTTGTCTGGGTCAAACTCATGTAAATTATATGAAGTAACTGATTCCTGTAACATTTGATTCATTATTTGATTATTTTAAATAAAAAATCATTTGAATTAAAATATTCAATTGATTCTGAGTAATTTACTTTAAATTCAAACTTATAATATCGTTCTGGATACAACATAGTAGTATAAAAATCAAAATAACTTCCGCTAGAGTTTGTATTGATTTTTGTATAGTTGCTATACGGGACTATAATTTGATCGTTATGCGCGTCTTTAATTTGATAGTATGTGTTTGCCGGCAATGCATACATTGTCGAAAACGAAGAATTTTGTGAAAACGTTGGCCGCGGAAATTTTTTTCTTGATCCTAATAAAATTCTTACTTTAGTATCTTTCTGATAGACTCCTTCAAACGACCGTAGATAAATTATTGGATCGTCTTCTTTTGTAATAACACTTAGCGAGCCGGTAGCATATGTTTGTACGTCAGCCCATTGTATATATAACTGTGGTTCAAACACAGTTGTCGTAAATGAAGAATAAAATTGTATATTAGTATCCGGATAATTTACAGAAGTAATTTCTGAATTTTTTAACGTGACTAAAAATCCATAGTTGTCATACGAACCAGTATACCAAGCCTTAACAATGTTACTAACATCAATATCAAGTGAGTCATTTGATTTAAAATTGAATGATTGTGATGCTATCGAACTTGTATACCAACGACCGCCCCCTGATTTAGAAATAAATGAAGATGTTGTTCCGGCATTTAAACTGCTAGTCCAATATAATGAGCCTGAGCCAGAAGTAGTTTTCCAAGTAACTCCGTCAGTAATACTAGAATACGTTATGTCGGTAGTAGGAAAATTAAAATAGCCGCTGCCATTAGACCAATCTTCAGAAACTATTTTTGCTTCTACGGTATATGATTTAGGCAATTCAAAAGACTGAACGTTGTATAAACGTAAACTAGAAGTTACATTGTTTATTGAAACGTTGTTTTCACTTAACGAGGCAGATAAAGAAGTTAAATCAAACTTAATTAAAATTCTAGATTCATGTATTCCCGAAGACAGCGTTTCTTTTTTTAGTTCTAATATAGAATCTAATCCGGTATTTCTATACTGGTCGCTTTCGTATATTGTTGCATTTTGTAGTGCTGGTATAGACCAAATCATATTATACTATTTTAAAGTGATACAACTTTTCCAACAATGTCTTTATTTAAATACTTAACTTCAAAAATAGAAGGATCTAGCGATGGATAAATTACGCCTGCTTTAGTCGCGGCATCAATATCATATACATTTCCAGAATATCCTTCGGTAGAGTCGTATAAGTTAACTATTTTAATAGATGTTACTGATTGCACTCCTTCTACTCGATCTAGTTCAGTATATAATTTAGACACTACAATTGGTTGATTGATTTGCCAAAATTTATTATCAAAAATTGTGCGAAGTTTATTAATGCAATTTAATAATACATCATTTGAGTTGTATTCAGGCAATGTAATAATTTCAAATCGAACTCCTATATTAATTATATATGCACTTTTAATGTTTATAGCGTCTGTTAAAAGTCGATATTGTGTAAAATACGTTTTTAAATTATTTAATACTGCTGAATTTAATTTAGTAAATGCGCCGTTAGAATCGTACCCTAAGGTATATAAATTAATTGCTAATGGATTTGGTATCATTTCTCGGTCATTTTCCGGATTTATTTGCTGGTCTTGTATTACATACGCTTTGGCAACTGAACCAAATCTAGGCGGCATTGAATATGCTCGAATAATAAAATCTGAATTAGTAACCGATCGCTGTTGCGCAGCAAAATTGGCCATGGCATTTTGACGTATTTCTTCAATATCTTCTTCACTTTTACCTCCGTCTGCGGGCAATGGATTAGTAGCGGCTACAGACGCTTTAATTCTATCAAGTAGCGCCGAATCCAAAGACTGCGAATCAATTTCATAATTTACGCTTACAACATTTGTTAACGAAAATGCCGGTACATTTGAAGTAATTCCCCCTCCAGTTGTATAAGTCACAGACAATGTAGTATTTGAAGGAGCGATTCCATACGATTTAGTGTACATGAAATTTGACGGATCGATAGGATGATCAAATTGCGTTTGCAACCCGGTTAACGACGCGCCGACATTGCTAGGATTAGGAATAATTTCCTCATCTGAATCAGCTGATACCCCGGAACCGAATTGAATTTCTAATTTTTTGTCAGACCTAAATCGAGTTACAAATCTTCTAGCAGTCTTTTTCAGTTTTAATAAATACGGTACATCGGTATATTGTGATAAAACCGGATCATGTTGCACTGTATTTGCAACTGTTTCAAATACAGTGTCTTGTGCTAAATAAGGAACTTCTGTCCATTCATTATTGTCAGAGTCTACTATTGAAACGACTTCGATAACATCTGAAGGAGACAGTAAAATTTTATCGAAACGTTTTGCATTTCCAAAAGTAAAATCTTCAGTTACTAGCGTGCCGGCAATTGCTTTAACGCTCTTTTTTAACAAATAATACTCAGGCGTATTATCTATACTGTTAACTTGGTATATAGTTACTTCAGTCGGGTTAAAACTGCCTGAAATTCTAAAATTAACTAGCGACGTTGTGCGGAATTCTGATTGTGATACATCGTCTCTTACAATCATGCCTTCTTTTAGAGTTAACGCATAATTCCAATCCGGCACTTTATTTCCACCTCCGTCGGTTTTCGCAGGCAACAACTGAAATACATCTAAATCTACTGTCGCCGGAATTTTATTTTTTGTTTTGTATCCTAGCGACGCTGCTAAATTTAATACATTGCTTCGATCCGCAGCCGATACTAATATAGATTCTTTTAATTGCGAATCGGTATAATACGATAAAACGTCTCCGACATATGATGCCATTTCCATAAACATCATACCGGGCGAGGTTTCATTAAAGTCATTGTAAGTATTTGGAAAATACTGTTTAGTAAATTCTATTAAATTTGATCGAAATTGATCAAAATCTTTATTTGGGTAACGTATATCTTTTTTTATTTTTGCCATTATTTTTAAATTTCAAGAGATGCAGTTCTAGTAATTAAAAATGTTAATGGAGTTTCTGATACTTGCCCATTAATCGAAACTTGTAAAGAAATTTTTACTCCATGCTCTGATATATTAGCACCTGTAGCAATAACAGTATCAATAGTTAAATTTACTATATTGACATACGGCAACCAAAATGCTATAGCGTCTGAAATGCTTGTCGATATTTCTTCTTTTAGAGTTTCAGTATTTTGACTAAATACTGCTCGACGAAGCCTGGTACCGAATCTAGGCTGTAAAATTCTTTCGCCTTGTTCAGTCAAAATTAAATTTTTTACATTTGATAATACCTGTTCTTCGGTAGAATATGACTGATCGAATAAATTTCCTCGTACACCGACAAGCGGCAGTTTAATTCCAACTGCGACATTTGGGGTAAAATCTTGTAACGAGTATACTTTTACGTAGGCCATTAGTTACCTTTTTTCTTATCAATTGCCTTCATCAATGATCTATAATCTTTTGTTAACGCATTAACAACTGCCGCACCTGCTTCTGTTTCACTAAGACGCTGCATATTAACTGTACGACCTTCTAAATCAGTAATTACTGCTGGAGTTGCCATGGCACGATGTTTCATATCCGGCCATTCGGAAAAATCATTGTAATCAATTTGTTCAAGTAACGATCTTTGTGAACCGTTTGTCGACATTTTAGAAGAAGTGTCGTGTAAAATATCATTTAAAGTCATATTATTTGAATACGACTTTTTTTCTGAAGGATTAGTAGTTTTGATGTAACTAGCTTGTTTCGATTCAGACAATACAGTCGCAAATTTAGTAAGTTCAGATCGAACTGCGACTTGTACTTCTTCTCGAATAATTTTACGTAACGACTGAATAAAATCTTTAGAATTCATATTGCATTTATTAATAAATATCTTTACCAATTATTTTTGGTAAAAATACTATTTTTAAGACAATTTTTTTACGAACGATTGTTCGCTTAGCAAAGTAGGAATTTGTCCTTTAAATCCTGCGATAGAAGCCCATTGTGGGCTAGCAGATAAAGGAGAAGATGGGCCGGCTGGCGTTACCACAACTACTGTTGCTAGCGTGTCAATTAAATTTTCAGCCCAAGTTTTCCACTTATTTCCTAAAATTATTGGTTCGTCGGCATCAGTACCTAATTCAATTTTTTTACCGTTAATCGATACAGTTGCTTTTGCATCTATTCCTATTGATGTTTCAGATGAAAGCCCAATGCCATTTTTCGCAAATGCGATAATTTCTTTTTGAGAGCTATTAAATACAATTCGACCGGATGAAACTAAAATTTGAGGCGTGCGACCCCATTGTTCATCTTTCCAAGAAGTAATTTTTTGTTTATTAATCGAAGACAGTGCCTTTGAAGATTGTTCAAATTTTAAATTTTGGCCAGAAGCCATTACAATAAGATTTTCGTCATTTGTAAATTTTTCAGTTACAAAGTCATTAACTTTTCCAGTACTATTTTTTTCAGTGGTATTTCGTATTATAGTAATTGGCTTGCCTTCCGCACCGGAAAATTCTGGTTGCACTGTGAAGTTACCGCTTTTTGGCGTAGTAGAAAATCTAATAGAATGACCATATCGCCCCGATAACAATACATCGCCAACATAATGTTGCAATGGCTTTGAATTGGAATTTTCTTGAAAGTTCTTATCAATAGTCGGTTCGACCGGCTTGTTTACGTTTCCTGCCGAAGTCTCGGCATATGAAGTTGATTTATTAGTCGAATTGAATTCAATGTTGGCAACTGTAGGCAAAGAATTGTGATGTTTACTCGATTGTAAAGATACAATATCTATGTAATAAAGAGTGCTAGAAAAACGTACGCCTGTTGTATAAGAGCTGGGGGCTCGTAATACGAGTACAACTTCTCCTACCAATGGTACTCGAATTACATTATAGTTTAAAGGTATTGCAGTTTCTACTGCTATAGAAGACTCGTCTTTAATTCCTGTAGAGTCATTTAATTGCTTAACCTTAATGCCGTAAATTAAAATCGGATTTTTATCCGAATAAATAACCTCTTTAACCTCGGCCGGAAATATTTGAACTCCATTAAACCAGTCCATCTTCAATGTCATTGAGGTCGCTAATCGCGGACTCATGAGCAGTTGCCGTCGAAGGCGTGGTTAAGTCGATTAGCGTTTTATTTATTTCAGCATCTGACCCGGCAATTGAATCTAATTCACTCAAAAGCTGCTTTTTTTCTTCTTCAGTTAAAAGCCAAGAATTGCCTGTTTCACTTTGTACTCGGTGATTAGTCGAAATTAATCGCTGTACAACTGCTGCAAGCTTAACTAAATGTTCGTCATTTTTTACTCCCACTTCTAAATATTCTTTAATAAGCGGCACTATTACAGTAGCGTCTCCTACATTTTTAATTAAGGGGCGAAGCTCTCCAATTAGCATATTAATTTGTCGATCTTTTTTAGAGCTGTTACTGTATATATCTTTCATTAGGTCGGAAAATTTCTTTCCTTTGAAAATTTCAATTTCGAGATCCATAAATTCTTTATTA